GCGTAAATGGCATCCGGAGGAGCAACATCGTGACTGACATCGAACAAGCATTAAACGAAGGTCGTGCCGTATGGACTGACCTAGCACATAAGACTGACAGTGTTTGGGTATTCTATGACAAGTATCCTGTCACCGAAGGTCATTTGTTGTTTATACCTGTATATGAAAATTATGTATGCGTGATGAAATGTTACGAAGCCGCATACAGCATGGGCATGGAAGGTGTTATTGCTGGAGAATGGGACGGATTTAACGTTGGTCAAAACTTTGGAGAAAGTGCTGGACAAACTGTAATGTATCCACATATACACATGATACCTAGACGTAAAGGTGATATGGAAGATCCCAGAGGCGGAGTTCGTCATGTTATTCCAGAAAAGGGAAACTATAAGAAATGACAGATAATACTGTTACTGTAGCATGGAATGAACGTCAGACTGGATTCTGGTGGAATGAAACTTGTGCTATGGTACTAGAAGTATTTGGTTTACCGGGCGGCAGATACGAGTCAAGGCCCGAGACTGATTATATGTCATTTACTTTTAAAAACAAACGAGATGCAGACTTGTGTCGCATTTTATTAAGTGAAAGACTATAATGGAAATATTAATTATCTTGACGTTACTTGTAACCAAACACTTTATTGTAGACTTTCCTTTACAAACAAAGTTTCAGTGGAGCAATAAAGGAACTTACGGGCACCCTGGCGGTGTACTTCACGCCTTATTGCACTATATTGGTACATTTCTAGTGTTGGTTTTCTTTGTCCCGCCTTACATGGCCATACTATTAGGCTTTGCTGACGGTGTAATACATTATCACATTGACTGGGCCAAAATGAATTTAAATGCAAAACTAAAATGGACGCCCAACACTCATGAACAATTTTGGTGGTTGCTAGGTTTAGATCAATATTTACATTACCTCACATATATAGGAATAGTTGCATGGAGCACTGGCGTAATTTTCTAATTATTTTTACAGTATTTGTTGCTGTATTGATTTTGATAAATTCAGATTTTGGAGAATCTGGAAGATATTACGACTGTAGGGAAGCGCACTGGCATCCAGATTATCCTGTTGGTGTTAAAGAACAATGTCTTGATTTGTATCGACAAGAACGGCGCAGAATTGAACAAGAAGAACTAGATAAGAAAATTATAAGAACATGATAACTCTAAAATTTAGTGTAACCAATCCCTGGTGGAATAGATTTGCCAATATCAAATGCTGGGCAGGTAAGACACCGTTTAAAAATAAGTTTTGGGAAGTGCAGATTATGAAAAGCGACGATCTATTAACTATTGATCTACGTGTGACTGCAAGGCAAGATCATGCCGGAGCAGAGTTGTGGTTAGGCGTTTTTGGATATGCTGTCAATTTACAATTTTACGACAATCGTCACTGGGACAGTGAAGTAGAAGATTGGCAAGCATACGGCAAATAATTTTGGTGTTTTGTTGACAAAACCTAAATAAGAATGTATTATAATACAAACACGAGAACCACCTCGTTAACTCGGAGAACAAATTGACACAAGAATTTAAACCAGATCCAACAATGAACGGTCCCTATAATAAGGAGTTTGTTGAGGACAAATATGAACCGTTAGGTAAACCGGTTTATGTTAAAAAAGAAACAGGACTTGACGCAATGGCAGGTGATGGCGGATATCAAGAAGCATACCTAGGCGATCATATTCGCTTTAAAATGAAACGTGATCAAAAACGTTTCTGGGCAGGTGATAACATCAGCGATTACTTGCATGAAGGCGACATAGAAAAACTAATTGACGAAGCAACGCCGGCATTTGAACAAGTGCTGGATCGTTTGTTGATTGATCGAGAGAACGATCCCAATAGTAAAGGCACAGCAAGACGCCTTGCTAAAATGTATTTTAATGAAATAATGGCAGGAAGATATGAACCAGCACCAGACGCTACAGCGTTTCCAAATGATTCGGCAGACCGTTACGAAGGCATGCTCGTGGTTCGCAGTGAACTTCGCAGTATGTGTAGTCATCATCACCAACCCGTTACTGGGGTTGCTTATATTGGCATTATTGCGGCACAAAAACTAATTGGTCTTTCAAAGTATACACGCATTGCACAATGGTGTGCTAGACGTGGCACACTACAAGAAGAACTTGCCAACGACATCGCACGTGAAATTCAAAAGGCCACTGATGCTACAGATGTAGGAGTTTATGTACAGGCTGTACATGGATGTTGTGAAAATCGTGGCATTATGGCACATAGTTCGTTGACACAAACTACTGTACTCAAAGGTGCGTTCAAAGATGACATGGGTACTAAGAAAGAGTTTTTTGACAACATTAAACTCCAACAAGATTTCGCTCCACGATAAGGAATAATATGCAAATTAGAGTAAAAGAAAATCTAGAAGAATTTGGTAAGTGTGGATGCGGTCGTAGTCCAAACGGTAAGTGTATCGGATGGCATGGCTTGACGGAAGAACAATACAAAGATGCGCTTGAAAAGTACATGACAAATCAAACAGACACAAAAGGTGACCCTGTATGAACTGGTTTGACAAATGGCTTTACAAAAAGACTCGAGATATGTGGGATAATCGAGACAAGTACGAACAAGATTCATCAAACAAATGGTTACAGGATAAACATAAAATGGCAATTGGTATGGGAACAGCAATGGTGGAACGTGGCCGTGCAGAAGGCGAAGGTCGCATTACATTTGAACTAAGCACCGCAGTAGGCGGTAAGATTCTTAATGTACGTCATTACGATGATCGTAAAGACAGACATGATAGTCAGACATACGTTATACCCAACGGAGAAGATGTTGGAGAACGTGTAGCAAAGATTATTAACCTGGAATTATTTAAACAATGAGTAAAATTAAAATTGCGGAACTGTTTTACAGTATCCAAGGAGAAGGACGCTACATGGGTGTCCCGTCTGTGTTTCTACGCACATTTGGCTGTAACTTTAAGTGTGCTGGATTTGGAATGCCACGTGGCGAAGTAAGTCACGAAGCAACAGACATTGCGGCAACACATACAATGATTGAGTCATTTATGAAATATGAAGATCTTCCACTAGTTAGTACAGGCTGTGACAGTTATGCTAGTTGGATGCCAGAGTTTAAAGATCTAAGTCCAATGTTAGAAAGTAACGCTATTGTAAATCGTATTATGGAGATACTTCCTCACAAGCGTTGGGAAGATGAGCATCTAGTTATTACAGGTGGTGAACCTTTGCTAGGTTGGCAACGTGCTTATCCAGACTTACTAGATCATCCTAGTATGTGGCGTCTTAGAGAAATTACTTTTGAAACAAACGGTACTCAAAAACTTACAGAAGAGTTTAAAGAATATCTAGTAGAATGGCAAATGCCTAACATGGATTTTTCTAGAGAAGTTACATTTAGCGTAAGTGCTAAACTTCCATGTAGTGGTGAGAAGTGGGAGGAAGCAATCCTTCCAGAAGTAGTATGTGAGTACGAAGAGTTTGGTACAGCATATTTGAAATTTGTTATTGCTACTGAACAAGACTTTGCTGATGCTGAGTGTGCTATTGCCGCTTATCGTAAAGCAGGATTCAAAGGACATGTTTATCTAATGCCAGTGGGCGGTGTTGAAAGTGTCTATGCACTAAACAACCGCACAGTGGCAGACTTGGCAATGAAAAACGGACTGCGTTACAGTGACCGTTTACAAGTACCGTTATTTAAAAATGAGTGGGGGACCTAATGAAGAAAATTATTAAAAAGTTATTTGGAATAGATAAGATCGAAGCGCAAGCCGAAAGATCGTTGGCTATTGCCGCAGAGGCTGCTGAAACTGCAACCAAAGCAACTAAAGCCGCCGAACGTGCTAAACAAGCAGAAGAAACTGCTAAACAAACTCCTAAACAACGTGCCACTGCCAAAGGCGAACCGTATATTGCTGTTTTGGAGACACATGTTAATAAAGAAAATCTGCGTAACGGCTTTTTGGAACTTGACTGGAACGATGAGTTTGTGTTACAATTGAAACAACAAGGTTACGGTTTCGATGGTGATCCAGACGAAGAGATTGTAGATCGTTGGTTCAGAACATTGTGCAGAGACATTGCCGGAGAAGAAGGTGTTGATATGACCGAGAGAGGCGCTGGTTATATCAACGTTAAGAAAATTGCTGAAGGTAAATCGGAAGTTTCATGACATATATTATAGTTGATACTGCTAACACATTCTTTCGTGCTAGACACGTCATTAAAGGCGATGCTGACATTAAGTTGGGCATGGCCTTTCATATTACTTTAAACAGTATCAAAAAGGCATGGCAAGACTTTGGTGGTAGCCATGTGGTGTTCTGTCTCGAAGGTCGTTCGTGGCGTAAGGATTACTACGAGCCATATAAGCGTAATCGAAGTGATGCCCGTGCGGCACTTACTGTAAAAGAACAAGAAGAAGATCAACTGTTCTGGGAAAGTTTTGATATGTTTAAAACTTTCATCGAAGAAAAGACCAACTGCACTGTATTGCAACATAAAGAATTAGAAGCAGATGATTTGATTGCAGGATGGATTCAAAGTCATCCTAGTGACAAACATGTGATCATTTCGACAGATAGCGATTTTTATCAACTGATATCTCCCAACGTAAGTCAGTATAACGGTGTACAAGAACATCATATTACCTACGAAGGTGTTTTTGATAAAAAAGGCAAAATGGTCATAGACAATAAAACAAAAGAACCTAAGGCTATTCCCGATCCTAAATGGCTGCTTTTTGAAAAATGTATTCGTGGCGACAGTAGCGATAATGTGTTTAGTGCCTATCCTAAGGTGCGTAAAAACAAATTAGAAGATGCATTTAAAGACAAAGATAATCGCGGATTTGCTTGGAACAATCTCATGCTTCAGCGTTGGGTCGATCATAACGGTGACGAACATCGTGTACTAGAAGACTACGAACGCAATCGCCGACTCATAGACTTGTCTGAACAGCCTGCTGATATTAAAGAAAAAATCTTTGCAACTATCAAAGACAATATTGAAAAAGAAAAGAATGTCAGCCAAGTCGGAATTAGACTTTTAAAATTTTGTCAATTATATGATTTGAAAAAGATTTCAGATCAAGCACAGCAATATGCAGAACCACTTAATGCGAGGTATCATCAATGACTGAATTACATGCTAAACCCGTGATAGACGGAAAGTTTTGGATCGTAGAAGATCAAGGAAATAAAGTTGGTATTTTGAAAGTCACCGAACAAAAGAAATATGTGTTCAGTAGCAAAGACAAAGTTGCAACTTTTGATAATAAAAAGAAATTGTTCGAGACATTTGGCAAAGACTTTTTTATTTCGAGAGGGTTCTCATCTGAAAAAGAAATCGACACAGAAGTACATGGATACTCTACAAGTTCAACTCCGCACAATCCAATGTTCGATGTGCGAAAAAATTTACCATTGTTTACAAAGAGTGAAAAAAGTAAAAGCGTATATTGTGCTGGCTATTACATTATCAAATTTGAAAAAGGGTGGGTCAAGAGTTTTTGTCCTAAATTAATCACCATTGAGAGATATCCCTATGAAGGGCCTTTTAAAACAGACATTGAGATGAAACAAAGGCTTTCTAATGCAAAAAGATAATATAAACACGATAGCATTGCAAACCTTTATTAATCAAGTTCGAGGAGCAGAACTTGGTAATCAAAGGGAAATACGGTTAGACATAGCCACTGCAAAAACACTTAGTCATACATTGTCCCTAGTTATGACAAGGTTAGCAGGAAATTACGAAGGTCTAATACAGTCTGTGCAACGTGTAGAGCCAGAAGTTCAAGTAAAAATGGACGGGGGAAATTGGGACGAAAAGTAATAAATATATGCGTACATAATTTGGATACGCATAATATGAGCAGACCTAGACCCAAAATAATTTTAGAAAACATCAACAAGAATACTTTTAAAAGTAATCAAATCCTCGAGGCCGAGGCCATTTGGGCTGTCTTTTATAAAGGACAGCCTTTTAATTTG